TCGCTTGAAGAAGCAAAAAACGATTAAAGGAAGACTCCTGGCTTTTCTTTGAGTTCTTCCTAGCTACTGAACTTGGCAAAACCGTCAGTGAATTGCGCGCAGCCCTGACGGACGCTGAGTTTTTGATGTTTGCGGCATATTACGACGTCAAAGGTGAACGCGAAAAGACGGAGATGGCGAAGGTGCGGGCAAAGAGTCGATGAAACATCGGTAGACTGAATCAAAGGATTTGGTCGGGCCGTGGCTGTTGCTGTCGTTGACGTACAGGTAAGAAGCTCGAACGCGGCGCGTGAGCTCCAGAAAATCAATAGTCAGTCCAAGCAGCTTGCACAAGCCGTAAGGGGTGCAGAGAACAACATTCGCGGTTTTAATCGTGAGCTTAGAGATACTGGGGGTGCTGCAAAAACCGCGAGCACTGGCATTAACAGCCTTGGCAGGGCAGTCCGCGGATTGCTGGCTGGTTTTACGGCAATTCAAGCCACAAGATTTGTCCTGTTTAAGACAGCAGAGCTTGAGACTCAAACCAGAAGCCTGCAGGTTCTGACTGGCTCGCTGGATAACGCAAAGAACATCATCAGCGAACTTCAGGCGTTTGGCGCTGTCACGCCGTTCACTAGCTCGGAGCTGATTGAGACCGCAAAGCGCTTGAAAGCATTTGGTTTTGAGACAGAAAAGATCGTTGATGTAACCAAGCGTTTATCTGATGTCGCTGGTGCAACCGGCGCTGATTTGGGTGGAATCGCTACTGCCTTTGGTCAGATCCAAGCAAAAGGACGTTTGCAGGGCGAAGAGCTGCTGCAGCTCCAAGAGCGCGGCGTTGATATCGCTGGTGTTTTGCGCGAAGAATACAAGCTATCTGCCGACGAGTTCCGCAAGGCCCTTGAATCTGGGCGGATTGGCGCTGATGCAGTGAATTTTGCGCTTGAAAAGCTTACGGAGACTGGCGGTAAATATGCAGGCGGTGCTATCGCTCAGTCAGATACCTTGGCGGGCAAATTCAGCACGCTTGTTGATGGTGTTGAAAATATTGCTCGGGTTGTCGGCACGGTTCTTAGCCCAGCAATCAAAGCAATCCTTGATCAAGCGATTGGAGCGATCAATTCTGTCAACCAACTAATCAATATTGGTAGACGTGCTCAACAATTTGGGCTTACTGAGCAGCAGCGGGTCAAGGTTCTGCGGCAGGCAGAGGAAGAGGCCAAGCAGCTTGCTCTGATTAGAGGTGGAGGCAAACTCGATCCAGCGCTTTTCAATCAGCTAAAGCTTCAAAGAGAAAAGGATCTAATTGAGCAATATGGCTACAAGACCGGTCAAATTATTCCCGAGGCAACCACGCCTGCCGTGGCAGCAGCATCCGCGCCGCCGGCCTTATTAGCTGCCCGCACCCAAGGAAAAGGTAAGGGTAGAAAAGCGGCAAAAACTCCACTGGAGCAGCAGGCTGAAGCAGGGAAAAAATTACTGCAACAGCTCCAAGATCAAACCCTATTGGCTACGGCTTTAACAGGAGAAGAACAGAAGCGCCTTGAGCTGTCGGTTCGCAAGCAGGAGATAGACAGGCAGTTCTCACTGCTCTCGGCTGATGCCAGGGATGTTCTTAAGGAACAGCTTGAAACCTTGTACGGAACCGAGCATGTCACGGCCAGCATCAAAGACTTGAACGAAGCAAGCGCCAAGAAGCAGGAGGAAACACTTAGGAAGCAGCAGCAAGAGGCTCAACGCCTTCAACAGATTTATGACAGCCTTGGGCAAACTATTGCCTCTGGTGTTGTTGATGTACTTGGTGCCGCATTTGACAAAACCAAATCTTTAGCAGATGCAGCAAGCAATATGTTGATGAACCTCGCCAATCAATTACTCAATCTGGGCATTGGCACAGCCTTAAGAGGTACGGGCTTGAATTTGTTCAGCAACCTGCCCGGTTTTGCTAATGGCGGAACAATCAGGGGAGGTCAACCTGCAATCGTTGGCGAGCGCGGTCCTGAGCTGTTTATGCCAGGGCGCAGCGGCAGCATCATTCCTAATAACGCAATGGCCGGAGCCAACGTCACCGTGAACGTCGATGCCAGCGGCAGTAACGTAGAGGGCAACGCCGATCAAGCAAATCAGCTTGGCAAGGCAATCGGTCTTGCAGTCCAGCAAGAACTGATCAAACAGAAACGCCCCGGTGGTTTGTTGGCTGGAGTCTGATGGCTGTCTTCCCTTCGATTAACCCGACCTACGGCGTTCAGAAGAGCAGCGCTCCTGTCGTCCGCACAGTCCGCTACGGCGACGGCTACGAACAGCGCCTGACCTACGGGCTCAATCAAAACCCCAAGGTCTACAACTTGACTTTTGAGGTATCAGAGACCGACTCCGACACCATCGAGACATTCCTCGATGCTCGCGCCGCTGATAACGACAGCTTCGATTTCACGCCGCCGGGCGAAGGATCAAGCTCTAAGTTTGTCTGCGAGAGCTGGAGCAAGTCGATCCCGTATTTGAACCGCGCCACGATCCAAGCCACCTTCCGCCAAGTATTTGAACCCTGATGGCGTATTCAGCTTGGGCTAGTTCTACTGCTTACAGCGTCGGCAACATTGTCCGCGCCAGTACGCTCCAAGCCAGCGGTCTGGTCTTCCGTTGTACGACTGCTGGTACATCAGGCGGCAGTGAACCGACCTGGGGCACTGATATTGGCAGCACGATCACTGACGGCACGGTGGTCTGGACAGCAGTTGCTAGTTCCTATGAAGAGCTGGCGGAGATTGCGCCGAGTGCAGTCATCGAGCTGTTTGAGATGACATTGGATGCCACGTTGCATGGCAGCAGCGACACCTACAGATGGCACAACGGCGCAAATGCCGACGTAACCGGCAACATCGTCTGGAACGGCAACACCTATACAAGGCTGCCAATTCAGGCTGACGGCTTTGACTACACCAACACTGGATCGTTGCCGCGTCCAACGCTGACCGTCAGCAACCTGGATTCGACGATGACCACCCTGTTGATTTTGGTCAATGCGACCACAGCAGGAAATGACTTGGGTGGTGCAACGGTCAAGCGGATTCGCACACTCAAGAAGTACCTAGATGGCGAAGCTGCGGCTGATCCCCATGCCAAGTTTCCCGACGAAGTTTGGTACGTTGACCGTAAGGCAAGCGAAAACCGCGACGCCGTAAGTTTCGAGCTGGCAAGCAAGTTTGACCTGGCTGGCGTGATGCTGCCTAAGCGGCAGTTGATCGCCAACGTTTGCCAATGGAAATATCGCGGCGCTGAATGCGGCTATACCGGCACGCGCTATTTCAACACAAATGACGGGGTTGAAAGCACGCTGGCAAATGACGTTTGCGGTAAGCGACTCGCCAGTTGTGAACTGCGTTTTGGGCAGGTGACCACGACTGGCACAGTGACAAGCGGCAGCGACCAACTGGTGTTAAACAGCTCGTTCAACATCGCAGCGGGTGACCCGATTGCCGGTTTTGCTGTACCTGCCAGCACCACTGTTTCAAGCATCAGCGGCAATACGGTGACGATGAGCGCCAATGCCGATGCAACCACAACGGTTTCGGTGTCTGGAACGCTGCAATCACCTGACACCAGCAAGATTGTGCTCAGCAGCGTTGCTGGTTTGAAGGTTGGCATGATCGTGACCGGAACGTATTTAGCGCCTGAAGGCGCAACGATCACTGATATCACTGGCACCACCGTCACGATGGGTCAAGCTGCCTACCCAGATGGCATATACGAAAAAGTTGGCACATCAACGCTTGAGCCAAACTTCCGCCTTGTGGGTTGGAAATATCAGTCTTATCAGCATTACGGGAATAAACTAATTAGCGGTTTTACTCCCAGCGTTGGCGACATTTTGGTTAGCAGGCACTCGCCATTTTCAAGAAAGATCGACGTAAAAGCAGTTGGGTATGATTCTCGGTTTGGGGCAACTCTTATACATACCAATACTTACAACGCATTTTACGCGTATTCAACAATTACTTCAGGTGACAACTTAAACATTTCATACAACGACAGGGGTCGATTCCAAGCAACGTTTTACCGCGAACGGGTATTTACGTCTCAGACGTACACCTTTACAGCCCCAAACAATGAGTACACCTTCCGCACAGATGTTGGCTTGCCTTATGGATCGTTCCCTGGCGTTGGTCTGACCCAGTGAAGCTGACACCAACCCTGCAGCAGCAAATCTTGGAACACGCAAGGGCGGAATTTCCGCGTGAAGCTTGCGGGCTAGTTGCTGTTGTCAAAGGTCGCCGTCGTTATTTCCCGTGCCGCAATATCGCTGAAACGCCAGACGAGCACTTTATTCTTGACCCAACGGACTACGCCGAAACAGAAGACAAGGGCGAGATCGTCGCCGTCATCCACAGTCATCCCACTACCAACCACAACCCGTCACAGGCTGACCGCGTGGCGTGTGAAAAGTCGGGGCTGCCCTGGCACATTGTTAACCCGCAAACCGAACAGTGGGGCTACTGCGAACCAGCGGGATTCGAGCTGCCCTACGTCGGGCGAGAGTTCAGCTTTGGCGTGGTGGATTGCTACAGCTTGTGCCGTGACTGGTACGGACGTGAGCTTGGCTTGAAGCTGAGTGATTATGACCGCCGCGACAAGTTTTGGCTCCGTGGGGAAAACCTTTATCTGGACAACTTCGCAAGCGAAGGGTTTAGAGAAATCCCGCTAGAAGAGCTGCAATACGGCGACGCAGTTTTGATGCAACTGGAGTCACCGCTGCCAAATCATGCGGCGATCTATTTAGGCGACCAGCAAATCCTGCACCATGTTCAAGGGCGGCTAAGTAGCAGGGACATTTACGGCGGTTACTATTGGAAGAGCACCGCCAAGGCATTGCGGCATGAAAGTCGTTAAGGTCTACGGCGCACTCCGCAAGAAGCTGGGGCAGTGCCGTTTTGAGTTTGAAGCTGAGACACCAGCCCAAGCACTTAAGGCACTGTGCGCCAATTTCCCTTGGCTGACGAAGTGGCTGCTGGATAGCGAGCGCGATGGCGTCAGCTATCGGGTTACGATTGGCAAGGAAAAGCTGAGCGATCAAACGGCTGGCGCATTGGCGCTGCCCTGGAGTGAAAAGGAAGTTTTCAGCATCACGCCGATAGTTGCTGGTGCGGGACGTGGTGCGGCGCAGATTGGGATTGGTCTTGGCTTGATTGCGTTTGCGATTGTTGCCGGACCGGCAGCAGGTGGTTTTCTTGGTTTGGGTGCATCAGCCTTTGGAACCACTGCTGGCGTAGCTGGCGCAACAGCAACAACTGGCTTTGTTCTTGGCGGTGCTGCTGCTACTGCCATCGGTGGTATCGGTGCAGCCCTTGTTCTTGGCGGCATTGCTCAAGCCCTATCGCCTACCCCTGCCATTAGCTCGCTGGAACGCGGACGAGAAGCGGCACGACTGGAATCCTTTAGCTTTAGCGGGATCGTCAACACCAGCCAGCAGGGCTTGCCAGTACCCATCGCCTACGGGCGTGTTTTCACTGGTTCCGGTGTGATTTCCAGCGCCCTTGACGTTGATCAACTGAAATGACTGAACTACGCGGTGCTGGTGGTGGCGGCGGTGGCGGCGGCAAAGGCGGCGGTGGTGGCGGCGGTGGTCACACACCATCAGAAGCATCTGACAGTCTTCAGTCAGTTCAATTTGCCACTGTCCTTGACCTGATTTCTGAAGGTGAAATTCAAGGTATTGAAGACAGCCTGAAAGGCATTTACCTAGATGGCACTCCAATCCAATCCCCTTCTGGCACTGATAACTTTCAGGGTTACACCGTCACCACGCGCAACGGCACTCAGTCGCAAGCTTATATCTCCGGTCTAAATGGCACTGAGCGCGAAAAGCTGATTAATACTGAGTTCACTAACGCCTTCCCAGTAACGCGCCAAATCACCGACGCAGATATTGATCGTTTAAGGATTACGGTTCAGCTTCCTGCCCTGCAGCAGTTCCAAGACAACGGCGACATCACATCTAGTTCTGTTCAGATCAAGGCGCAGGTTCAGTACAACGGCGGCGGCTTCACTGACGTTTTCACAGACACGATCAGCGGCAAAAGCAGCAACGTTTATAAGCGCGATTACATGATCGAGCTGACTGGGGCGTTCCCAGTCGATGTGCGCCTAGTGCGTGTCAGCGCTGACCCAAGCAGTGCCCGAACGCAAAACGATACCTACTGGTACAGCTACACCGAAATCATTGATGAGCGTCTGCGCTATCCAAACAGTGCGCTGGCGTTTCTGCGTTTTGACTCGCGTCAGTTCAGCGGCATTCCAAGCCGCAAGTATCTGGTTCGCGGCATCAAGGTCAAGATCCCGAGCAACGCGACAGTCGATACCACCACCTATCCCGGCAGGATCACCTATTCAGGCGTGTGGGATGGGACGTTCCAGGCGGCAACTTGGACCAACGATCCAGCCTGGTGTTTATACGACCTGCTGATCAATACCCGCTATGGGGCATCAATCCCTGAGTCGTCACTGGATAGGTATGACTTTTATTCAATCAGCCAGTATTGTCAAACGCTCGTCAGCGACGGCAAGGGCGGTCAGGAGCCACGTTTTAGCTGCAACCTGCTACTAAATAGCCGGGACGAAGTGTATAACGTCATCCAAGAGATGACCAGCTTGTTCCGTGGCATTGCTTACTACGGCGCAGGTTCTCTAGTACTGCAGCAGGACAAGCCAAGCGACTCTCAATACCTGCTTGGTCCGAGCA